CTATTCAGGAAATTGCAGGACGAGCGGCCGGCTGAGGCCATTGGTCCCGCGTTGCAGAATCTCGATCCGTCGCTCCGCGCCGGCCGCGACCGCCTTGTCCGCCGCGATCGACGCAGCCGGATAGGTCGAAAACGGAGCCGCCTCCTCCCAACTGCGGAGCACCACTTCCCCTGCCATGATGCGCACCAGATAGGCCTCGCGCTCCTCGCCCAGTGGCACGTCGCCGAGATCGGCCCATGCCCAGCCGAGCCGGCTGCGGCGCACCCAGCGGATCGCCAGATCGGCATTGGCTTGCACCTCGACCCGGCCATGCACCGGCGCGAGCGGCAGCGCAGCGCGTCCGTCGATGAGGCGCGATGCGTCCGCCGGCACCAGATCGCCGCTGCCGATCGCGCGCAGATCAAGCGATTGGCCAATATCGGCCGGTGTCAGTGAAACCGGCGCCAGCCGCCCGGCGTCCAGCACTATGAACCGCTCGCCCGGCTGGTGTGCGGCGCAAGCCCACTCCGTGCCGTGCCAACCCCGGATCAGACGGGAGAGACGGAATCGCCCGGCGCCGAGCGGCTCGGCCATGCCAAATTGCAGCACCTCACCGCCGATCAGGCAGAGATTGCTCCCCGCGAGCAGCGCCTCGTCGCCCGCGCCCGTCAGCGCGTCCGCTGCATTGTCGAGCGCAACCTCCACCACGCTGCGCCGGTCGATGCGCCAGGGCGCGCCCTCCGGCAATGCGTCCAGCGTCGTGCCGATGATGGCGCGCGGCGCGGTGCGGCCGATCGGCTCGGTCCCCTCCAGCCCTTGATGGTAACGCAGCAAAACCGCGCGCCGCCAGCCGGCGTCCGCCCCTGTCGCGGCGGCATAAACCACCGGAGCGGTCGCCAGCGTCGCTCCGTCCGGCGGCAGTTCAACAATGGCGAGATGGGTCGGCCCCTGCACCAGATCGGCCTCCCGCAGCGCCGTGCCGGAATCGCCAGCGGCAGCGGCGGCGTGCGTTCCTCCCTCATGCGCGCGCAGCGTGAGCTTCACCGCCATGTCCTCCCAGTCGCTCGCCTCGATCCGCCAGCGCCCCGGCTCGTCAGCCAGCGTCATCACGTCGCCGACGCGCAGATCGAGCGCCGCCCAGCCCAGCGAGCGGCGCACCAGCGTTCGGCCGCGCAAGGCCCGCCGCAAGCCGTTGCCGGCAAGCGCGCGCGGCGTTGGCGGAGAGCGCGGCCGGCAGATCGATACTCTCCTGCCGCGCGCCCGGCCCCGCCCGCTCGGCCGTCTGTATGCCCGCCTGGAAATCCCGCTCGGGGTCATGATAGCGCACCGCGAGACGCACTGGCACCGTCTCGATCGGCGATCGCTGGCGCGTACCGGCGGCCACAGCCTTGCCATCGATCATCCGGAGCGTCTCACTCTCGCCAATCTCGCGCCCGGCCTCCGCCCCCGCCGTCAGCGTGAGAGCGCCGCCGCCATCCCGCCAGAGCAGGCCGTTCGTATCCACCAGCGCGCTCGTCGCCGCGCGCAGATCGGCCCCATCCGCCGCAAAGCCGGAGAGCGCCGGCTCGGGCGCATCGCCTGTATAGCCGATCGACTCCCCCGCCAGATCGGAGACTATCGCCGCCACCCCCAGCGGCCCGTCATCCGCGATCACCTCGAACGTTAGCGAAGGGATGCGATTACCGAAATCGGCCAGTTGCAACCCATCGAACACCGCATAGGCGCAGTTCCGAAAGGCCGGCGCATAGGCAAGCCCCACATCGGCGGCGATCAGCGGATCGACCGGCTGGTCCGGCCCACCCTCATGGACACGAAATACCCCGACCGGCGCCTTGAAATCACCCGCCGCGCCGCGCAGGAGATTGCCGTCCGCCCAGATGCGGCCGATCCCCATGATCCGCCGCGCGGAGAGCGCCACCGCGAAGCTCGCCGCGTAATTGTAGGTGGTGACGCTCGGCTGCCCCTTGCCGCCGCTGCTGGTTGCGCTGCTCTCCTTGAGATCGGTCGCCCAGATCACCGTGCCCGCAACGCGAATGCGGCCATAGATGCGCGGGATCTGGGTGCCGTAGCGAGACGTCTGCACCTGCAGGTCGTTGAGGCGCGCGCCGCTCCGCCCGGCCGGCTTGAATATCTGCGCGTCGAGCGCCTGCCCGGCCAGCGCACCGATAGCACCGCCGAGCGGTCCGCCGACAAGCGTACCGACGGCGGTCAAAACGAGGGTTGCCATAGTGTCAGTCCTGCATGCTGGAAGGGATAAGGCGCCACTGGCCAAGCACCGGCCAGGGCGAGGGAACAGGCATGAGCACGACGCGCCCCAGCCCGGCATCGGCATGGACCGCGCCACCTCGCGCCGCGATCATCAGGTGAAGCTGCATCGGCCCGCTGCGCGCCACCAACAGCGTGCCGGGCGCCGCGGTCTCCACCGGCGCGAACCCTGCCGCCCGCAAGGCTCGCCCCACCCGCTCCACACTCGTCCCGCGCAGCCGATAGTCCGGCAGCGCGCCAATCCGCCCGCCGGCCCGCCTCACCGCCAGTGCGGCCAGTCCCACGCAGTCCAGCCCGGTCAGCGGTGAGCGGCCATGCAATCGGAACGGCACGCCGATCAGTGCCAGCGCTTCCGCCGCGATGCGATCATCCATATCCATGGCTCAACTCCCCGGATAACGGGTGAGCAGGTCCATGCCCGGCAGATGCGGCTCGCCCCGGAAATTGACGGCATTGGCAAAGCGGGTCGCGCAGGTTTCCAACCGCTTGTCGCACCCCTCGACCAGGAGCGCGAGCATCCCTGCCACCACCGGAAAGGCCGGTGGTTCGGCAAGGAACAGATCGTCGCCATCCTGGTCCACGATCATCTGCGTCAGCCCCGTATTCGCCCCGCCCAGCCAGCGGATTTGGCCAAATGGATACAGCCCCGTTCCCAGCCCCGCGCAGCGCAGCCGGTCGCCCGCCATCTCCACTGTCCGCACAATCCGTCGGTGGCGCCGCATGTCGATCCGGCAATCACCGTCACCCAGCCGTGCCCGACAGGTCGAGCTGGTGACAGGTGCCACCGCCTTGTCGAGCAGCGCCCCGGCCCCGCGTAGCGTCACCGCATAGCGGCCCTCCTGCCGCTCGACGCCGCCCAGCGTGCCGCGCGCCAGCTCCAGCCACAGCGTGCCCGGCGCAGTCCATTCGGTGAGGTGGAGCAGCAACCCCGCCCCATCCCATCGCCCCGCATCCAGATCGTCCGCGGTGATCGCTGCCGCACTCAGCGCACCCTCAATGTCGGCCAGTTCGGACGTGCCATCACCGCCACGCACCAGTGCGCTCGGCGTGATGCCCGGTGCTGCCTCGTAGCGCAGCCCTGCCACATCCAGCGGCCGATCGTGGCTGGTGAGGCCGATGGTCACGCCATCGCGCCGTTCCAGCCGCCAGCAGAAGGCGAAGGCGCACAAAGGCTGCGCCAATATCTCCGCCGCCCCGCTCATTCGCGCACCTCCGCCAGCGGCACCGAGGGCACGGCCCCCGCCGCGAATGTCTCCCGGTCGATCTCCAGTCGGTCCTCGGCAAAACGCACCGGCACGTCGAACAGGAAGCCGGCGGTGACGACAGCCCCCTCGGCCGGCGCCACATCGAACCGCACCTCACCCAGCGCACCAAGCTGCCAGCCCGCGCTCAGCTCGACCCCGTCGACCGCCACCCGCACGCTGCCCGCCACCGGCCGCGTAATCATCCGCACCTGCGCATCTTCCCCGACCCCATACGCCTTGCGCAGCCGGAACCCGGTCGCATTGCCGTCGCCCGTGCCGATCATCTGGTCGAGCGCCCCCGGCACCGCGCCGAACGCGCCCGATCCCCAATCGAACGGATCGCGGAACCGGAACCCTCGCGCCGCTCCGCGCCGCGCCCGGAAAAAGGCGATCAACACCGCAATATCCGCCTCGGATCGCACGCCCGGCCCGGCATCGAAGCTCAGCCGCGCATCCGCCCATTGCGTGCTGCGCTGCTCATGGCCCGATGCGCTCTCGATCACCCGCGTCGAGAAGGCCGGCGCCACCTGCGCGCGCCGGCCGATATCGAGCGGAAAGGATATGTCGTCGAAAGCCTGCACGTCCGCATCTCCCGCAAGGTTGAAGAAAGTGAAGCCATCCCGCGCCACCTGCGGCAGCGCCCAGATGAAGATGGCGGCGGGGTCGCGCGCCCGCGCCGCCTCCGCCGCTCCGGCGATCCGCGCCCAGGCGGTCCGCGTCTCGCCAACGGAGAGGCCCGCCGGCACGAAGCCTGCCAGATAATGCTGCTCGCCCGGTGGATAGCCGAGCCGCGCATCGACCAGCGCCCGCGCCGCCGCCGCGCGCGCCGTCTGCCCGTCCGTCACCCAATCATAATCCTCGGTCTGCAAACGGTCGAACGCCGGTGCCGCCCAGCCGGTCGGGAGGTTCGCCCGCCGCCCTTCGGGCATGTCCGGGTCGAGCACGGTCGGCAGATAGACGAGCAGCAGCAGTTCGGCTCCCGGCGCCTCCGCCCGCACCGCCTCTCCCAACGCCGCGGTCGATGCCGCCAGCGCCGCCCCCGCCGCATCGAGCAGCGCCATCTGCGCGCCCTCCAGCGTTCCGCGCATCGTCGCGATCTCCGGCGGCGCCCCACCGAACAATGCCCTCGCCGCCTCGTCATAGAGGCACGGTCGCCCGTCCGGCATGATCCACCACCAAGGCTCGCCGATCTGGAAGCGCACCACCAGCCCGGCATCCCGCGCGATCCCGGCGAACGCCCGCGCCACCGTTCGCAGATACACCATTGCATCCTCATTGGCGGGCGAGAGCAGCGCCGATGGCGGCTCCCATCCGGTCAACGCCGGCGTCCCGTCCCATGCCCGCTGTTTCCACGCTGCCGGGCAATAGGCATTGAACAGCTCATAAGAGAGCGACAGGATCAGATCGAACCCCAGCGCCGCGCACCAGCCCGCGAAATCCGCATGCCACCGCGCGCATGGCGCGTTCAGCGGTCCGCCGCCGGGCGCGACCTCAAAGCCGCCCGCCACCGGCGCGAGCCGCATGAAATGGCTCATCCCGACATAATGGTTGATCGCCCCGCGATAGCCGAGTGCCAGGGCCTGTCCCGCGATCCGCTCGGGCGTTTGATTATAGGCGTCGTCATAGCCTGTGGCGATGGAAAGGCCGTGCTCGGGCACCATCACATCGCCGACTGCAAGCACAGAGCCGGAGCCGTCGCACTGCATCCCGCTCAGGTCGACCCATCCCTCGACCGCGACCGGGAACACGCTCGTCCCCCGGTCATAGGCCGGGGACACGATGGAGATGAACATCCGGTCGATATCGCCCGGCCAGACCGGGTCGGCCTCCTCCGGCAGCAGATAGCCGCCACGGAGCGCATCGAAGGGCAGGGTGATGACGGCATCCTCCGGCGAACCCTCGGCATAGTTCCACAGCCGCACATACCAGCTGCGCGGCATCCCGGCAGCATCGCGCCCTTCGATGGTCAGCGTCGGCCCGTCGATGGCGTCGAGCGGCTTCACTCCGCCGCTTCGCCAACGGAACCGCAGCGTGCAGTGCGCATAGTCGCGCACCGTCGTATAGCGCAGTAACGGATGGTCCCAGCGGTCCTCACTCTCCCAGATCAGCCCCGCCAGGTCGCCCGATCCGTGGAACACCGCATCCACCCGCAGCCCGTCCGCCCCCTGCGTCACCACGCAGGCCATCATCGGCCGGGGGAAATCCACCGTCCAATAAGCCGGCGCAAACCGCTTGAGCACACCGCTCTCCTGGTCGCGCCGCTCCTCCGCCAGCCAATGCGGCATGCCCTGTTCCTCCCGATCATGAATTCGTGCCCGCACAAGACTGCCCGTCAGGCCCATCGCCGCAGCGCCCCAGCGAATGCCGCAACCGCAAGCGCTATTCCGCCAGCGCCCCACGCACCGACCGCGCCACCTGCCGCGCACTGCGGGCGAGCGCGCGCGGCGCCTCCGCCCCGCCGCCATTGACGGTGATCGAGACATGCACGTCTCGCCCGCTCCCGGCCCCACCGCCGCCCGGCAGCACCTGCCCGCTGCTCGTCGGCAGGAACAGTTCCGGCCCGCGCTCGCCGACCAGATAGGCCCGCCCCGGCCCCACCGGCCCGCCCGTGGCGCGTCCCGGCAGGCCAAGCGCACCGGCGACCAATCCGCCCGCCAGCCCGAGCAGGCCGCCCGCGCCGCCGCCGGTTCCCAGCGCGCCCAGCCCTTGCCGCACGGCGGTCGAGGCGATCTGCGAGAGGATGGAGAGCGCCACCTTGCCCATATCCTCGAACCCCAACCGGCCACCCCGCGCCGCGCGCAGCAGCCCGGCCTCGATCGCCCGGCCCGCCTTGTCGGCGCCGGCGACCAGCGGCCCCTCCAGCGCCTGCCGCATCTCGGCGATGTCCTGCGTGAAGCGCGCCACGTCCGCCCGCACCGTTACAGTGCGGTCCTCATCATTCTCATCCATCGGGGTGTCTCTCCTTGAGCCGCGCGATCAGCGCCCGGTCGACCGCTGGCGTGTCCACGCCCATCGCCGCGCCGAGCGGCGCCAGCGCGCTCGCCAGTTCCTCGGGCGTCGCCGCCCAGAACTCCTCCGGCCGCCAGCCGAGCAGCAGCCCGGCCTGCCCGGCCAGTCGCCGCGCGGCCTCCGCAAAGCCGCTCATTGTCCGCCCAGCAAGATCTGCCGCAGGATCATCCGCACGGCCGGCATCGCCGCGCCGATGCCCTGCGCCACCAGAGCCTCGCCGATCCGCGCCCGCGCCAGCCCCTCCGGCCGCTCGGCGCAGCAATGCCAGAGCAAAGCCTCCATCTCGCCCAGCGCCAGATGCCCCTGCGCCGCCCGCTCGGCGAGCGCCAGCAGCGGCCCCACCTCGCCCTCGGCCGCAACCAGCGCCGCGAAGCTCGGCCGCACGCGCAATTCGCAGCCCGCCGCCATGAACGCGGCTTCCCCCCGCACGGGATTGGCCGCCTCGCTCACAGCGCGCTCACCGCGCCGGAGCTTTCGAGGCTGAGCGTATAGGTCCGCTCGCCATTATAATCCCCGGCATAGTCGAGCCGCGTCACGAGGAACCTCCCGCGCAGCCGCTCCCCGCTCTCGAAGCTCAGCTCATAATCGTCGATCGCGCCGGAGAGCGCATGGTCGCGCAGACGCACCTCGGCCGCCGATCCGGTAAAGATCCCCGCGCCGGAGACACTCACCGAGCGCACCCCCGCACCCGGCAGCAACTGCCGCCAACCGCCCGAATCCTTGCTAGTCACGTTGACCGGCTCGCCATTCACAGAGACCTGCGTCGTGCGCATGCCGGCGACGGTCGCATAAGCCACCGGCGCGCCACCGTCGCCGATCTTGAGCAGGAATGCGCTGCCCTTCTCCACTGCCATGGGTGGTTTTCCTTTCACAAAATCGAGGGAAATTTCGCCGCGCGTCAGGCCAGCCGGGCCGCGCGCACATCATAATCGAGCGTCACCCGCCACCCGGCCCGCCCGCGCACGATCCGCGCCCGGTCCAGCCGCAGGCTGGTGATCCGCCAACCGCCGACATCGCTCGCCATATTCGCCAGCACCGTCTCGACCCGTGCCACCACCGCCTCCGCCCGCGCGCCATCGTCGCCGCGCAGGGTAAGGCGGATCGGCTGGCGTAGCGCGATGCCCTCCACGCCGCGCGCGCCCCAGCCGGTCACCGCGCTGTCATCCAGTTGCAGCCACGGCGCGCTGGCCTTGAGCGGCGCGCCATTGCTCACCTGCTGGACCAGCGCCGCCAGCTCGGCGTCGCCGCTCAGCGCCGCATGGAGCGCGCCGCGCACAATCACCGCGCCGCTCATGCGAGCCGCACCCGCCGCCAGGGCCGCCACAGCGTCGTCACCGATGCCGGCGGGTCCGCCTCCAGCCCCTCGCGCCGCGCATGATACTCACCGGCCAGCCGCACGACGCCATGGCGGATCGCCTCCGGCACATCCTCGGCATCGCCCGCCAGTCCGGCCGTGTAGCCGATCCGCACCCGCCCCGCCGCGCCGGGGTTGAGCACGCGCACATGCCCCGTCCCGCCGCCGTCAATATCCACTGCATAGTTCTCCACCGGCAGCGTGAACGCCGCGCCCTCAGCCGGCAGCCCCTCCACGGCGGTGATCGCGCTCACCGGCCGGATCGCCAGTCGCTGCCACTCCCGCCGCGCGCCAACCACCTCGCGCACGTCCCGCGCGATCAGCAATTGTCCGAGATAACGCTCGGCCGCCTCGCTCGCCGCGTGGAGCAGGCCGGTCAGCGCCGCGTCCTCCTCGTCCAGCCTGATGGCGAGATACGCCTTGAGCGCCGCCAACGGCGCCGCCGGCACCGGCGCCGGCTCTATGGTCACGGTCATGCGAACACTCCTTCGCGCGTGAGGGAAACGAAAAGCGCCATGCCGGCGGGGAGCATCCGGCATGGCGCGAGGCCGTGACCGCGTTGCGCGCAGTCACGGGGTTTGGGTCGACGGCCCGTCCTTACGAGGCGGCAAACTTCATCAGCTTGATCGCCTCGCTGTTCGTCACCGCTCCGCCGATCCGCTTGACGGCATAGAATTGCACGAACGGCTTGTTGGTGAACGGATCGCGCAGGATGCTCGTCTCATTCCGCTCGGCGATCACATAGCCGTGCTGGAAGTTGCCGAAGGCGATGGAGAGGCTGTCCGCCGCGATGTCCGGCATATCCTCGGCCTCGATCACCGGATAGCCGAGCAAGGTCGCCGGCTGCCCGGCGGCAAGGCTCGGCTGCCACAGAAAGGCCCCGTCGCTGGTCTTGAACTTGCGGATACGCGCCAGCGTGGTCGAGTTCATCACGAACGCGGCCCCCTGCCGATAGGGCGCCTTGAGCGCCTGCACCAGGTCGATCAGCCTGTCCTGCGGGCTGGTGGTCGGGAAGCCGCCCGCCTGCCCGGAGGCGACATATTGCAGCGTCCCGAACGCGCGCACCCCGTCGGCCTCGCTGGTGGCGGTGTATTTGAGGAACCCCTTGGGCTTGTTGGTCCCGTCGCCATTGACGAACGCCGCGCCCTCGGCCCGCGCAAACTCCTGCGCAATCTCGCCGGCCAGCCAGCTCTCCACATCGAACAGCGCATCGTCCAGCATCGCCTGCGTGGCGGAGGGGTTGGCATACAGTTCCCCGCTCGGCGGCGCGATCTCCTGAAAGGTCGGCGTGGCGGTCTCGCCCCGCGCGCCCGTCTCGGAGGCCCAGCCGGAGACAATGCCGCCGGTCGTCACCAGCTTGCGATAGCCCGCGCTGCCGGTCCGCACGACATTGGCGACGGCGCGGATCGGCGAGATGGCCTTCAGCGCCACCTCGATCATCTCGTCGATCTCGCGCGGCACCGCGTAGCCGCCCGCCCCGCCACTGGCGCCCGAGAAGCTCTTCAGCTCCACGCCCGCCTCGATGCCGCGCCGCAGATAGCGCTCGGTAAAGGCCGCCCGCGCCGGATCGACCGCGCTGCCCTTGGCCCCATCGAGCGGCGGCCGCTCGCCCCGCGCCGCCTGCGCCTCCATCGCCGTATCGAGCGCGTCCATCCGCGCCTCAAGGCCCGTCATCCGCTCGGCCTGGAGCACCGCATCGAAGCTCTCCTCCAGGGCATTGGCTTTCACTTCCAGCATAGGTTACGTCTCCTTCGGTCAAAAAAAAGGGGGACCGAAAACGGCCCCCCGAACGCATCTGATTCTCTAAGGCCTTCACACCACCGCATGCACCCGCGCCAACGGCTGCATCGGGTGCGTCACCAGACTCACCTCCACCAGATCGAGCGCATCCAGCCGGCGCGGCTTCTCCCCCTCCGCCGCCACCACGCGGTAGCCGAAGGAGAGGCCGTCGATCCGCCCTGCGCGCAGCATCGCCGCCGCCTGCCGTGCCGCCGCGCTGGCGCCCTCGACCGTGCCGATCACCCGCAGCCCGCGCCCATCCTCGCTGGCCAGCGCGATGCGGCCGATGGGCTGGTCGGCACGGTGCTGCCAGAGTAGCGGCAGCCCCTCGCTGACCCGCCGCGCGAGGCTCGCCGCAAAGGCACCGGGCGTAATCACATCGCCACCCTGATCCACCTTGTCGAAGATCGCCGCATAGCCGGCGAAGCGTACCGGGGCGCCATCATCCATCGCGCCGGTCATGCGCATTGCCCGTCAAGCCCCAGTATCGCGCGCTTCTCCGCATCGGAGAGGAAGTCCGCGCCCGCTACCCGGTCCCAGAGCTGCGCGCGGTCGTCGACCAGCGCCGGCACATTGTTCATGTCCACGCACAGCCGCAGCCCCGGCATGAACGGCCGCAGCCCCTGCGCCAGCCCGCCCAATATCTTGTCGGCGAGCGGCAGCACGCTCTGCCGCCACAGCGCCTTGTTGGCTTCGCGATAATTGGCGTAGGTGCTGTCGCCCGGCAGCCCGACGAGCACCGGCGGCACGCCGAAGGCCAGCGCGATGTCGCGCGCCGCCGCCGCCTTCAGCTCCACAAAATCCATGTCATGCGGCGAGAGGCTCATCGACTGCCAGCGCAGCCCGCCTTCCAGCAGCATCGGCCGCCCGGCATTGTCGCTGCCCTGGAAGGCCGCCGCCAGCTCGTCCTTCAGCCGGTCGAACTGGTCGGAGGAGAGCACGCCGCCGTCCTTCGGCTCATAGACCATCGCGCCGGAGGGGCGCGCCGCATTGTCGAGCAGCGCATTGTTCCACCGCGTCGCATTGTTGTGGATGGCGACCGCGCCCGCCGCCGCGCCGAGGCAGCCGAGGCCATAATGGTCGTCCGCCGGGTTGAGCGCGCGGATATGGATGATCGCGGTGCGCCCCGCCGCATCCTCGCTGGCGTAGCGCACATCGCGCTCGCCGGCGCGGTAGCGATAGGCCGCCGGCCAGCCCTGCCCGTCCTGCTCGATCCGCACCCGGTCCGGCCGCAGCGCATAGAGGCTCGCCGGCTGCCCGTCCGCCCCATGGCCGATCTGCGCATAGCCGTTGCCGTGGAGCAGCACATGCGCCGCCAGCGTCTCGACCAGCCCCTGCCCCGCCGGGCGCGCCTGCACCAGCCGCAGCGCCCGCGCCGCCTGCGCGGGATCGTCCGCCGTGGCGCTCAGCGCCGCGCTGCCCGCCGCCTCGCTCACCAGCCGGAGCGCCCGCTGCGCCACCGGATTGACCAGCACCGCCGCTTTGAGCTGCCCTTCATACCCCTGCGGCCAGTTGCCGCCCATGCCTCCATGCACGCCCGACCAGGCGCGCGCCAGCGGCGGCCGCGGCGCACTCGCCGCACCCTTGCGTCCAAACCAGTTCAATGGCGATCTCCTCGGATCAATGCCGCCGGAGCGGCGGTCTTTTCACGGCGGGCAGCCTTGCCCTCCACGCAGTCCCGCATCGGGCCGCGGTAAATAATCTCTGTTGCGATTGCCCCTCAGGCCGCGATCAGCCCCAGCCCCACGCCCTTCACCGCTGCCGACGTCCGGTCGGAGACGTCCAGCTTCTCGTAGATGCGCCGCATATAGGTATCCACCGTGCCGGGCGCGATCTTGAGGATCTCGGCGATCACCCCGTTGCTCTTGCCCCGCGCCACCCAGTCGAGAATTTCCTTCTCGCGCGCCGAGAGATGTTTCTCGCGCGGCGCATCCTCGGTGAACAGCGCGCAGATCCGCAGATGCGCCGCTTGGGCGGCGAAGTGGAGCAGCGCCAGATGGTCGATGCCGGTGTCGGTCTTCGCCGTCATCCGCCCCAGGCCCACCACCGCATTGCGCCCGTTCGGCCCGTAGCAGGGCAGCGAGAAGCCGTCCGTCACCTTCGCGTCGCGCAGGGCCGCCAGAAAGCCGCGCTCCTCGGCGGTGATCTCCGATCCGCGCCACAGCTCGCTCCAGCGGATCGGCCGTCCCGCCGCCAGCGCCGCACGCGGCACGATATCGAGCCGCTGGAAGTCGAATGAGCGATACACTGCCCGCTGCTCGCGGGTGAAGCCATGTTGCAGCGGGATCACCGCCGGCAGGTTGGTGCCCGCGCGCAGCCAATAATAGCTCACGCCGCCAAAGCCGTGGCGGATGAAATAGCGGGTCATCTGGCGCCACAGGAGCGGAAGCGTCGGCGCTTTCGCGATCCTGCTCAGTATCTCTTCCATCCGGGAGCGTCCCCACCGGCCGGCAAGGGGGCGTATGCTCCGCTCATCCGCGGGGGAACGCAAGCGATTCCAGATAAGCCACTCCATCTGGGCGAATATCCGCTCAAATTTTCGTTAACCTCGCCTGCCCGCGCCCGGTGATGAGCAGATCGGTGATCGCCCAGACGAGCGCATCGGCCCGGTCCGGCGAACGCCCCGGCCCCTCATAGCCGCCGCCCAGCGTCAGCCCGCAAAGCTGATCCTCCAGCGCTGCGAACAGTCCGGCGTGGCGCACCCGCCCCGCCTCATAGGCCGCCGCGACCGGCTCGGCCCGCGCCACCTTGCCCCGCGCCGCATGGACAAGCCGCACCGGCAGCGCGATCTCCGCCGCGCGCAGCACCGCGCCCACCATCGCCCCGCCATTATTGGCCTCGGCGATCACCCGGTCCGCCCGCCAGCGCGCCGCCGCGTCCGCCACGGCCCGCGCCCAGCGCTCCGGCCCCGCGCGCTCGACCGTCGCATCCTCCAGCACGCATGCGCGCCCCGCTTCGTCCACCGCCGCCACGACTATCCCGCAGGCGTCACCATGGTCGCTGGCCGGCGGATCGACGCCGACCACCAGCCGCGTGAAGCCCTCGCACCCTGCCGCCGCATCCATCGCCGTCCCCCGGCTGCGGTCGAGCAGATCGCGCGTCCACAGCGCGCCCTCCGCCTCCAGCAGCAAATCCCCCTCCAGTTCCTGCCGCCCGAGCCGCGTGCCGCTGAACTGCCGCGCCATCTCCGTCAGGAACGCGCCAGGCAGCGCCGCACGATTCTCCCACGTCCGGCCGCGCGTGATCCGCACCGCCGGGTCGCTCGCCAGCCGGCGCAGCAGCGCCACCGGGCGCGGCGTCGTCGTTGCCATCACGCGCGGATGGGCGCCCAGTCGCAGCCCCATTGCCAGATTGTCCCACGCCTCGCCGGCGCGCGGCCATTTGGCGATCTCGTCCGCCCAGCCATGGCTGTGCTGTGGCCCGCGCAGCGCATCCGGCTCGGCCGCACCGTAGAGGGTGGCGGTCGCCCCGCTCGCCCAGCGCAGTTGCCGGAGCGCCGGTTGCCACAGCGGTCGGCGGTGAGGCGGCGCGATCGCGAGCAGCCCGCTCGCGCCCTCCACCATCACCGCCCGCGCTTCGTGCAGGCTCGCGCCGACCAGAGCGATCCGCGCCGCGCCATCCGCTTCCGCAATTCCGCGCACCCACTCAGCCCCGGCCCGCGTCTTGCCGAAGCCGCGCCCCGCCATCATCAGCCAGACCGACCAGTCGCCCGGCGGCGCGAGCTGCGCCGGCCGCGCCCGGCTGCGCCAGTCATGGGCAAGCCAGGTCAGTTCGGCCGGGCCAAACCCCACCAGCAACTCAGCGCGGCGGCGCGGCGCGCACAAGGCGATCCGCTCGAACAGCGAGAGATGCTCCAGCGGCGGAAGCCGCCGGTCAGCCATGCTCCTCGCCTCTGGCCGGCGCCTCGCCCCCGGTCTGCTCGTCGCTCCCTGTCTGCGCCTCATCCAGCGCCTTCCGGCCATCCGTCTCGGCCTCGCCCCAGATATCCGCCGCGATCGGAGCCAGCAGCCGCGCCCGCGCTTCGTCCATCCGGCCGAGCACCCGCATGCTCACGTCCGCCTCCGTCTCCTGGTCTTTCTGCGCGGCCCGGATTGTCGCCACCTCGGCCCGATGCGCCAGGAAGAGGCGAACCGCCATGGTGAGTGGATGGCTATGGATCAGCTTGACCAGCTTCGTCGCGCCGGTTGCGCTATCGAGCGTCAATTCCGTCCGCACAGTGCCCTCCTGCGCAAGCTGGAGCAGGTGCCATTCCAGCGCGCCATGGGCGCGTTCGAGCGCCGCGCCCCATGCCTGGGCAAAGGCCGGGTCATGATCCTTGAGATAATAAGCGCTGGCGCGCTCCATACCGGCCGCCCGCGCGGCCGCGCTCACATTGCAGCTCTCGGCAAGCGTCTCGATGAACAGCGCACGCCGCTTCGGGGTCCAGCGGCGCAAACGGCGACGGGGCCGCGAGCGCGTGCTCGCAGCCTCGCCGGTTGGGCGATGAATCGTCAT